CGGGACGATGCCCCAAGCCTCCTTGCCGAAGTACATGACGGGGTACACGTCGGCGGAAGTGCCGGAGGTGGACACCATCGAACCCTTGGCGCCGCCGGCATCGGCAAACGGCTCCAGATCGGGCGACAGGAGGTAGCGCACGTCTTCGACCGAACCGATCTCGTACTCGGAAATCGTGGTGCGGCGGCCATACTCGGCGACCGGCACGAAGCCCGGCAGATTGCGGATGTCAGCCTCAAGGTCGGTGTGCCCGACCGCGACATAGGCGGCCTCGATGGGACGGGTGGCGTAGTTGGCCGAACCGTCCAGCATCGTCGTGATCTTCATTGCCTTCTGAGCCTTCAGGGCACGGATGACCGCGCGCTGTTTGCTCAGGGAAATGACGGTATTCACGGCATTGCGGGCCGCGCCGTTGGCATAGAACCAAATCTGTTACTTTCGGGTCATCCCCTACTGACCGCCTTGTTCAGACGGCGGGGACGGCTCTTCGGCCATCCCTCTCACAGTTTCCCGTGAGTTCAGACTGTCGCATCATCCTGCTAACCGTGCAGGAGCCTAGGGACTCAGTCGTTGCGGCTGCACAACCCGTCTGATTGAGCGCTTTCATGCGCTTGTAATGCCATTCTCGGCGCTCCGTCTCTTCGGGAGGCGTTTTCGCGCCTCTTCCAAACGGAACGCTAACCCATCCCTCCATGAGGGATATTCCGAGAAGTGCCTGATCGCGTTTTACGATCAGATACGGTTCAATCAGTCTCAGCAACCCAAGCGCTTTGCCGTTATTAAACCACCAGTCATAGGTGGCCTTATGACGTTCATTCGCCTTGCGACGGCACTTGTAACGGCCGCCAAAATTGCTGACCAACCACTCCATCAGAGCAGGGCTTGTGTTAACGACATTGACCGTCAACACGTACCTTGCGGATGTTGTTCTCTGCTTCCCAGCGGCCATCTTCGAAACGGATATGCACCCGTCTGAATCGATGACCCCTGCCAGGTAACAAATGTCAGTGGTTCGGATTTGCTTGCCTCGGGTTGCCATATTCATACGATAGCGGATTGCTTGTCCTAATGCTATCGCGAACTTAGGTTTTCCCGGTATTCACCCCAGGTGTCGATCTCTGGATTACTCCAGAGACAGCGCATTCAGTTTACGTTGGTTCCGCCACGCACGACGGCGTAGTTGAGAGCTTCCATGGTGCGGCCGATGTTCTCGCCGAGCTGCACGACGGCATCGTTGAGCACCGGGTCTTCGTGGGTGTCTTCGATGACGTCGGTGATCTCGACCACCTGGCCGTACTGCGAGAGCGAAACCGACACGTCCTCGTAGCGGAACTGCGTGGCGGTCGGGGTCACACCTTCCTGAAGCGGCACGGTGGCAGCATCGAAGGTGATCGGACGGCGGAACTTGATGGTCGAAGACTTGTTCTTCGGCATCGGCTTGGTGAGGGGGCCGGTCTTCTCAAGCACCATGACGGGCATGGCATGCTTGAGCATCTGGCGCTCGGCATAGACGTTTGTACGCTGGCTGATGCCAGACGAAGTCGAAGTCGTGATGGACATGGGATGTGATCCTTCGGAGGGGAAGGCTCAGCCGTGATCAGGCGCGGGCGCGCTCCTGTGCGTCGAATGCGTCCCAGATCGCTTGCGGGTCGCCGTCCTCGGGAATGCCCGATACGGTCGGCCGGCGTGCGCTTCGTGGTGAAGCAGTCGCGTCAAGCTGGCGTGCTCGCCTGTCGGTGAGCGGTTGTGTCTGTGCCCGGATGGGCGTGGGTGTCGTCGGCGCGGCTGCGGGCTGCTGGGCCGGCATGATGTGCGCCTTGAAGGCAGCGATGACCTGTGCGGCTTCCTCGGCGTCCACGATGTTCTGTGCGTTGCGGTAAGCGGCCTCACGAACGCGGCGGGGCTGGTCCTCAACCCACGCGGCGAATGCCTTGCCGTTCTGCTGCAACGTCACTTCCCAATCGGGAATGGCCTGATTGAGCCGTTCCGTCTCGCTGGTGATGATGCCTACCAGTTCGTCGCGAGCGGCACTGCGGCGGCTCTCTTCGGCCTGGTCCTGGGCATCCAGTCGTTCCTCGATCTTCGACAGGGCCTCTTCAATCGGGCCTGCGACATCGGGATAATCGTTCTTGATCGCGGCCAATGCCTCGCGTGCGCTGCCGGGACGGCGCTGCTGTGCGGGGGCTTCCACGATCTTCTTGAGGTCTTCATAGCGGCGCTGGAACGCAGCGGTGCGGCCATTCACCGACCGGAACTTCTGCTGCAGTTCGTCGTATGCCGCCTTCAGTTCGGGCGGGGCGTTGGACCAGATGTCGGGACCGGCTTCGGCTCCCTTGGCGTCCGTGGCCTTGGGCGCTTCAACGGGCGCGGGTTCGTCCTTGGCGGCTTCTGCGCCAGCCTCGGCGGTCGGCTCATCCGAAGCGTCATCCTCATTCGCGGGGGCGGGTTCCGGCTTCTCGGTCTTCGCAGCGTCTGCGGCCTCGAACTCGTTCCAGATGTCGTCTTCACCCTTGGCCTGATCGGCGAGGGCGTCAACGAGAGCGAGATCGTCGGCGGCTAGATTGTTCTGGTCAGTCATTCGGCATCCTTGCTCAGGTCTTCTTGACGGCCTTGAGGGCGGTCATCATCTCTGCATGCTTGGCCATGGCGCGCTTCATGCGCTTGTCGTCAGCCTTGATCTTCTCTGCGCTGATCAGAGTTCGAAGATCGTCCTCGGCCATCCACGAATCGTGATCGTCCGACTTGGGAGCCGGGACAGCCTTCGTACCAGTGGTCTTCATCTCAGTACCCCGCGTCCATCGGATGCTTGTCGTCTATCGAAACAGGCGGCTTCACCATCGCCAGGATGGCGCGATACGCCCTGATCTGCCCGCGCTCGTGCTCGGTTTCCGCGAGGCCAAGTCCGGCCGTCTCCAGCCGGGTCAGCGCCAATGCAATCTCAGCGTCGCACTTGCCCTTGACCGCAAGCCATGTCGCTGTGTGCTGGTCGATCATCAGAACATCCCGCCGCCGGTCGGGCCGATCTGCTGCGTCATCGCCGTCTCAACGGCAATCAGCTTTTCCTTGTGGGTGCGGTCAGCCTCCTTGTCGACCAACCGCGCCTCAAGTTCGTCCAGCTTCATGTTCATCTTCTCGGCCATGGTGATCAGTGCCGTCTCGCGGTTGAGTTTGGCAACCTCAAGCTTCGTGCCCCATTCGAGATTCTTCATCTCGATCTCGGCCTCAAGCCGTGCCATCTCCATCTCGGCAATCGCCTGCGACTGGTCGGCGCCCTGTGCCTGCGCTTGCGCCTGAGCCGCCGCGTTGGCCATCACGGCGTCGATCTCCTCGTCCGACAGCATGACCTCTTCGGCCGGGATCATCTGCGCCTGGAACAGCTTGCGCAGAACGCCCTTGTTCTTCAGCATCGGGCCGTAGACCGGGTGCGCTCCCAACTGAATGGCGATGACCATCAGGTTCTGCGCCTGCATCTCACGGACCAGCAGCACGGACGAGCCGCGTGCGTCCACGTCGTAGTCGCCCTTGATCTCTTCCTTCGGATTGAACTGCATGTTCCAATCGTAGAAGCGGCGGATATTCGGTGCGGTCACGTCGTCATCGAAGTTCTTGACGATCCGGCGGAACACGACGTTCGCCGAGTTCATCAGCAGCGACATGCCCTGAACGGTTTTCGTCGTGGAACCCTGCTCGCCCTGCGCGATCTGCGGCATGGCCGTCATCTCATCGATCAGGTTCTTGCTGATCTGAATGATGTTGGCGAGTTCCGCCTGGTGCATGTCGATTTCGAACGTCTGGAACGCGCGCTGCCCATCCGTAAGCGGCTTGATCGCCTTCCAAATCTTGCGGGGGCGAAGGACATAATCCCCGTCCGCCGGCTCCACCATATCCGTCGCAATGACGATCTGCGGGCCGGTCGAAAGCCCTGCATTGTCCATCATCATGCGCCAGCCGGCATTCAACGCCTTCTGCGGATCGCGCATGATGGACGGAATGCCATAGCCGAAGATGCTGGCCTCATCCTTGGCAAGGTTGAAGACCGAATACATGCACTCGCCGGAATCGAAGGGATAGATGCTGAACTTCAGCAACTCGCCCTGACAAAACCAGACGATGGCATATGTCTCCTGCAGGGGATCGATCTCGGCGAGGTCGGACAGCACCGCCTCATCGTTGACCGCCTCGGCAATCGTGCGCATGTCCTCCGCATCGATGGGGCCGGAATACTCCCATACGTGATACAGGTCTTTCGCAATCTGCTGGCTGTCCTTGTTCAGGTTGCGCAGATCGGCGAGATAGGCAGGGGCCGACGTACTCGGGCCATCCTTCAGCAGTTTGCGAATGGCGTCCTGATCGAAGCCCGGAAGCTTGGACAACTCGCGGAACTTTTTCTTGTTCATCAGGTGGCGCTCATAGACGCCCTGGCTCTCCTCGATTGTGCGAGCGTCCATATCGGGGAAGAACGACCAGATGTCGACGTAGCGCATGGACGGGTGATCGCCCGTGGCCATCTGCAACTGATACTGGCTCGACACATTCCCGTTGCCATCGGCAACGTCGACCTTCTTCCAACCCTTGCGCACCTTGTCGCCAGTGACCGGCCCCTTGCACACGCCGGTTCCGAGCTTGGCCGCATCACCGATCACGTCGCGCATGGCCGCGTGATAGTTGGACTGCTTCAGTTGGTCGTCTATCTCCTGCGCCATCAGTTCGGCGCGGCGAGACGCTTCCTCGATAACCGTGTTTAGCTCGTTGGCCTTCTGCTGGGCCAGGTTGGCTTCCTGAGCCGCAGCCTGCGCCATTGCGGGATCGCCACCCGCCGCAGCCGCCTTCGCTTCCTCGGCCTTCTGGCGGGCCTGCGCGACGGCATCCTTTGCGCCCTTGGTCAGGCTGGGGACAGGCGTCGGGCCGATGCCCCAATTCTTGTCGTCGGTCGGGAACAGAAGGTCCGTCAACCGCGCTTCCATCGCGTCGGTCTTCGGACGCGTCAGGTTGATGAACAGCTTGGACTTGTCGCCGTTCCGCAGCGCCTTTTCCGTCTCGGTGTCGTAACGCCCGTGGTACTGCTCAAGGTCTTCGATCCAGCGTCGCTCAAGCGACTGGCGCTTGCCGACACGATCCGTCGCCTCGGATTCCAGACGGCCGACGATGCCCTTCAGTGCGTCCAGCAACTTGCGCTGCGCGTCTTCGGGGTTGACCGCCTCCGGCGCCATCTCTGCCATTTCTGCCATCAGTAACCTGCGTACATGTCAGAGATTGCGTTGACGGTCGCGCGGCTGCGCTCCGGGGCCTGTACCGCTGCGATCTGGTCCCACGTCATGACGAGGTAGCGTAGGCAATTGTGCGCGATGATGCCTGCCTCGCCTACGGCGAAAGCTGATGTGCTTGGGACGGTCAGACAGTAAACGTCAGCGCGGCCGGCGTCTCTTATCGCCAGACACCGCACCTGCGCACTTTCGGCTACAAGTGACGGTTCGCGAGTACCGGTTGACAATGAACGATGAGCCACACCGGACGCAGGAGCGGCTTTCGTCGTCAACTCCAGTAAGTTTCCGTGCCTTGGTTTTGCAGTTGTTCGAGCAAAATCGAGCATGCCCCCTCGCTGTGCTCGTGAACGGCTTGGCACAATGCTCGCAAACGAAATCTGCGGGTTCATGCAGAAAATGCTTGGTTGCCTCATAGTGGCTTCGATGCCATTCCGCACCGCTCGGCGAGCTATGCCATTCAGCCGCAGCGGCAAGTGCATTGCTAGAAATGCCGCGCCCATGCCCGCGCTGGTGATCGGAGATATGCAGCCCTTTAGGCTTCGCTTCCAGGTTCCATGGCTGGTTGTTGGCCCTGTCGTGGTCCTTGTGATGGACGTGATGCCCATCTGGGACATCACAGCCATTCGCATCCTTCCAAACAGCGACGTGAAGGCGCAGCCCCGCGCGTTGGAAGTACTTGCCGCAGAGGTAGTACCGCTCGCCTTTGTATTCCTGAATGGTTCCAGAGATGACCGTGACCGGCATTTGCTAAAGCCTGCGCTATTCGATACCGCAGTATCGCACAAGCGCCCTGCCATATCAATCGCTTGGACCCATTTGCCGCCCGACATGAACCTATGATCAGGAGTACAGGTTACCTCTGAGCCATCGGAGAATGTCAGCGTCACCACCTGCCGATCGCTGCCATACTTTTGGCAGGAATGGTAAGGAGCAAACACGCCGCCGACCGTTCTCACAAGACCGGTTGTTCCTACCATATCGCCAATTCGCTTAATGCCATCACTGGTGTGAACCGGCGTGTCGGCGACGAAGCAATCCATCAGGTGATCGAACTCTTTCACCACCCGGCCGCGCTCATCACGGCGATACATGCGATACTCAGCCTTCGTGTTCTGCAGCGTCGAAAAGAACCGGATGCGCCCGATGGAAAGCAGTTTCCATATCTCGTACAGGCCAGACTCGACCGCGTTGTTCGCTGGCGTCAGCTTCAGCCCGAGCGACACATACTGGCTCATCAGTTGCTCGCCGTCGCGCTGGGCACGGCCACGAGCGGCAGGGTCAATCGCGCCCTTGATCCAAGCCCCGCGAACCTTGATCGCCTCGGCGTGGACCGGCGGCAACTCCTGCCCTCGATAGTGCTCGGCGTAGATGTACAGCACGCCATCGGACGGGTCTTTCGCGCCCCACAGGGCAGCGGTCTTGTTCCAGCCCACGTCGAGCGCATACGCCTTCGGCCAATAAGCCGGGATAGCGAACGGCCTACACTCGACTTCCTCCCATGCAACCGGGTAGATCGCACCGGAACCGAGCGAAGGGATGCCCTTGGTGCGCGCATCCCGAAGGTGCGGCGGCGTCGAGTTCAGCAGCTCGCGCTTGGTGTCCTCGTCTAGGTGCGGGACATTGCTCCAGCCCGCCGTGACAAGGTACCGAGACGAGGTTATCTCGGGCACGACGCGCCCTTTCGCATATTGAGCCCGATTGGCAGAATTTGCAGATTCTCAACCTCATGCAGACCGCCGCGCGACAGGGGCATGATGTGATCGACGTGCATCTTCTTGCCGAGTTCCGGAATATCGAACACCGGGCACTGAGCGACGATACGCTCTATCTCCATTGCCAATGCGTAGACTGCCTTAATAGCGGCATTGTCGCCGGACTTGCTGCGCATTCTCGCCTTTCGCTGGCGCTGCAAAAGAGCCTTCTTGAGACGGCCATGCTCCGTGTTTCTATACCGCTTGGACTGCTCACGAGACCAATTGGGATTGCGGTCGTACCTTCGGCGGTTCTGCTCAACCACGAGATGCGGTTTCGCCTTCCTTTGCTCCGCCATCCTAGCCTTACTGCAGTCGATGCACCGGCTTTCATACCTGGTGCTTGGCTTCCCTTGGTTCGTGACGTAACCATACGAATAGAAATCCGCAAGACGCTTCGTCTCGCCGCAGCGCACGCACCTCTTCTGCCGGTCGGCGCGGTGCCAGCACTCGCGCGATAGCGTCACCTTATTCTCAGGCATCGGTCTTGTGCTCTTGCGGCATGAACTGCATGACGGTTTCCGACATGCCCTCAAGCGGCGTGAACGTCAGGAGGATGATGCCCTTTGTGGTCGCGGTGCGGATAAGGCACTCGCCGTAAACGTCCAGCGGCGGCTCCTCATCAAGCCAAATGACGTGCTGCGCCGTGCCCTCGAATGAACCGCGCCCCTGCTGATAGCTTTTGAAGCCAAGCTGGGACCAGCCGCCCGAAGCATGCTTCACCTTCACCGTGTCGCACAGGTCGGCAACGCCCTGCTTCCATGCGACCGAATCCTGTTTGATCAATGCGCCGGGAACGAGGCCTGTGCCCGTAAACCCCTTGCGGGCGACGCCAGGCTGTACCTCGCCCATCAGCGAGCCCTGCACGATGTCGCGTGTCGTCTCGTTGGTCTTGCCGGCCGCCCATGCCCTGATGGGGCGGTCAAACCGTCGACCTTCCCACCAATCCGGGTAAAGCCCCGTCAGATGGCAACTCGTCTCGTAAGCGCCGGCTACGGTCTTGCCAGTGTTGTGGTGGTAGACGCCAGCGGCCTTATAGTTCTGGTGTTCCGGAACGGTTGCGTCTATTATTGGCTGCAAACCGAGTGGTACGATTGCCGCTATGTGCTCACCGCCGACCAAAGGAACATGGCCGTATGGGTAAAAGATCGCTATGCGACCCTCACCATCAAACCATTCTTGAACTGAGCCGCCAAGGTCTTGGACGTCATGACATAGCGCGCCAGATCGGCGTATCGCATCCGTCCCTGTCCGCGTACATGATCCGCCGAGGCATCCCTTCAGGGCAGAAGCGAGGCGATCATAGGCGTCGGATTGATCGCGATACCGTTCGCCATCTTGTCGAAGTTGAGCGACTGACGCTTGAACAAACCGCAGAACGTCTCGGGTGCACTCGCTCAGCGATAGACAGGATTGCGCGCTCGACGCACCTGCAAACATCGCGAACAGGGCCGCGAAGCGGTACAGATCATCCTGGCTGGAAAGGCGGTCGCGTCCTTGACAAGCACGGATATGTCGAAGTGTTTGCTCCGCTTCATCCGGAAGCGCGAAAATCAACGGGGCGCGTCCTTGAGCATCGCCTTGTGGCCGAAGTGACGCTAGGTCGATACCTCCGAGCGACCGAAGTGGTTGACCACCGAGATAGCCACCCGCGACACAATTGGCCTGATAATCTTCGCGTCTATGCCACAAACGCAGACCACTTGCACGAGACACTATCTGGTCGAGCGAAAGCCACCCCTCGTTCGACAATACCCGGTGCTTACGGGTGCAGTCAAAGAATCGACCGCTGCCCATCACCAGACGAAACGCTGGCTCAATGCACTTCAGAATTCCGTGCTGCGCTTGAGCGGTTCGTTCTGCTTCACCGTCCCACGCCAGAACAGTCGCATCTTCCGAAGTCCAAACTTCTGCGCTCAGGGCCTCACCGGCCGGCGTTTGAAGCCATGTCCACGGAGTGATGCAGCGATTGGCCGCCATGAAGCAGCGTTCGCGGAACGTAGCGCCGACCCGGAAGAACTCCAGATGCTTTGCGTACTTCTCGCGAGCGTGGAACATCACGCCGCCCGGATACGATGTGTCCTTGTCCGGGAAGTAGCGCCAGAACAGCCGTTGCCCTTCGCGCTTCTTCTGCGCCTCAAGGATGCCCAGCATGCGGGCGACTTGGTCGCGGGTCATGCGGCCGATGTCGGCCTCAGACAGGCCCTCGAATAGGCTCAGGCGTTCGGGATTATCGTGAACTTCCACGTTGCGCCTTTACTGCTTAACTGTTCGCCATATACCCATTGCATGCCCCGTTACACTAACGTATCATACACTCCTGTAACGGGCGGAGAACGCGATGGACCTTCTTAACAAGTGTGGCGTCTGTAATTCGTGGCGATGGTGCGGCCGGTCCTGCAAGAACAAGCCTGCCAAGTTGGTCAACGATGTCCAGACGCCATCGCTTTGCTTGCCCGTCGAGGAGGCCGCCAAACTCCGTTCAAGCGGCGCTTACGAGCATCAATGTGCGTGGTGCGGCAGCGCGTTCTATGGCGCTTGGCACGCCAAGTTTTGTTCGGACCGGTGCCGCGTCAAAAGCCATAGAGTGGCGTCCGGGCAGCAGCAAGCCCGATCTATCTCGCTGAAGACACGGTTCAATGTCTTCTCGCGCGACGACTACAGGTGTCAGATGTGCGGTCGCAATGCCGACGAACACAAGGTCGTGCTGCACATCGACCACATGCTGCCCGTTTCGCGTGGCGGCTCAGACGACATCAGCAACCTCATAACCCTTTGCAGCGACTGCAACATGGGCAAGGGGACCGATGCTATAAGCGTTGTCGAGTCTGTTGGCCTAGACCCCGACATCATCGAAGCATTCCGCGCTACTGGCCCTGGATGGCAGGCGAGGATCAATGACACGCTACGCAAACACAGGCCGTAACAGGAGACCCCAATGGGACACTACTATTCTGAAATGACATCTGACGCAGAGTTCGCCCGCCAGGAGGCGAAGGAGAAGGCCGAAATGGAACAGCGTGTTGCCAAGATCGAGGCCGCCATCACCGAGAAAGGGCTGGCCCGCTTCCTCGCCGAATTGGAAGTAAGCTCGTTCACCCACAAGATCAAAGTATGACACCCTTAGGAGACACAAGCCGTGAGCCTATCCAGTCTCTTCCAAGCCTCCGTGCTAGGCATGATAGCCGCACAGAGCAACCGTCGGATGGCCAAAAGGGCACGCGAGGAACTTAAACTTGATCTCCTAGTGCGCGCGGCCAACCACGAAGGAACCGCACGCAAGATCATGCTGGAAGCCGCCAATGACCGCAACAGACGCGAGCGACACTGCGCTATCCGTAGCTACAGGCTGAAGGAGACGAGGCCGTGAACGAACCGCACGATAGCCATGTTGCACTGTATTGCCACCACAGGCGGCTATGGCTCACAACGACGTACGTTATGCCGTGGCGTGAATACGTTGGAATGCTAGGCTCCTAACCATCCCACATTCCACATACGCTATAGTTAGACTAACCTCAGTTCCAGCCCGATTTAGGAGACCCCATGACAAACTGGCAAGCAATGGTTCTAGTCGCGGTTCTCGCGCCGGTATTCAGCGGTTTGGTAGCGCACGCGGTCGGCTTATCGCCCCGTATCTACGTACCAACCTACCTGATAGGCGGGCTGCTGTTTGCGGTCTACATGTACGCTGCGCTACAGGTGTCAGGCATTGGGCTACATACGCCCGTCTAGCCGCCCTTTATCTCTAGCGCCAGCTTCATCGCAGCCGCGCGCAACTCCTCCTCCGACATGTCCGCATAGCTGACGTTCATGTCGACTTCCTGCTTGTCGCGCCACTGATCGCGGCGTCGGTTCTTGAGCCAGAAGATCGCGGCGGTCGTCTCGGCCGGCGCGTGGCGCTTGACCTCTACCACCTCAACCTCTTCCTTGTGAGCCTCGACCTTGACCTTTATGGCCTGCTCTTCCGTATAGTCGTAGCCGGTAGCCTTCTGGTACAGACCGCGCTCAACCCGTTCGTCAGCGAGCGCCTTACCTGCCTTCAGGCATGCAGAAAACTCATCAAACTCATGCTTCCACGAGTGGATGGTGCGGACGCTCACGCCGAACGCCTCGGCAATCTCCGTGTCGGTCGCGCCTAACTCGCACATCTTCTCCGCGATGGGGGCGAACTCGGGCTTGTAGCTAGACGGGCGGCCCCCGCCGGGATTGCCAACCGCGAAGTCATTTCCTTCAGGGGCAGCCATACCGATAGCCCATCCTTACACGCTACTCTGTTCGAACGCGGTCCACTCCTGACCCGTGGTCGGGCCGACGATGGAAACCGCGAGTTTCGTTTGTACCTCGAATACCGCATAGGACGAGATGCGATAGGAACCGACAGTATCTGCCGTTGCCGTGCCGCCCAACTCGTTGATCCACAGAGGCTCGCTGGAGATGTTCTGGCCGATGAGACGCTGACGGTTGCCGTTTGCCGCTGCAAGCGTCTGTGCGGTCCCGCCTGAGGCTATGGAGCCGGATCGATCGGTTGTCGTGCCTGATGCCCCAGGAGCCAGGAGCGTGTACAGGTTCTCAATCGCCACGGTGGCTGGATCGCGATAGGGCATCTGCTAATCCTGATTTAGGGCGTGTGCGCCTCAGCGGTCGCGATGGCGAGCATGTCCAGACGGTCGCTGTCTTCAGACATGGGAGACTCCTGAATGAATAGAGCGGCCACCGTTGGCAGTGACCGCTCTGTGCAGCGCCAATCGGATGACCGCTGCGGTTCCGACGCATAGCCGGGCCTCGTAAGCCTGTGCGGTTTGCCGCGAGAGGGCTAACCCGGAGCCCTACCGCACAGTATGCGTCGTGGCGCTAAGCGCATGAAGAAGTTTTGCATGGCTCCGTGTGGAAGCCAAAAAAGCTTCCGTGGACATCAATCGGGACGCGGAGAACATGGGCTACGGTAAAAAGAATCCTAATCCTTAGGCGCTTCATCGCGGTGTTCCTTCTTCGGATTTATATGGGAGCACCGGCAGCGCCTGCTACAGCCCCGGTGGTTACGCGAGACGCACCAGAGCAGGCGCGGCACTCTCGCTATCTGGACATCTTACGAGCCAGCATACTCCCAACTGTAACCCTGCCGCCCCTTGAGTGGCTCCCCGAAGATATCGGACTCTTGGAGCGGCAGGGAATGAATGCGAGGGGCGAAATCCGCAACCGTCTTGCCTAGCCATCTCTCGGAGACTGGACAGGCCCAGGGGCCAATTCGGCAAGCAACCTCGCAACTCGCTGGCGCTAAGCGCCAATCTGAATTACGTCAGGCAATATGCAGCCAACGCGCGGCGGAGAACCCACGCACGCAGCCGGGACGAATCCCCGTCGCTGCAAATCACCCGTTCGCTCATACATACGGCATGAGCCGCGCCATGTCAACTTGCGCGCGCCAGTTCAATCGCCATGGTCAATTCGTCTGCCGCGTCTAGCTTTGCCGCCAGCTTCTTGAGCCATGGCTTGTCGCGTGCCTTGGCCTTGAGCGTCTTGCGGGCGCGTCGAGCGTCGCGGTCGAACTCTTCCTCAATGACCGCTTCCTGGCTCCGCAAATGCATGATGTCGAGCAAGTCAATCTCCAGCGGCTTGCCGTTGATTCCCACCACGCTATGAACGCCGGGAAGCTCACTCAGTTGCCACCAGTCGACCGGGCCTTTGATGAACACGTAGCCGACTAGCAAAGCGAACCGGCGAGGCTTCCACAGGTCTGTGTGGCGCCGATCGCGGATCAATCGCTTCTCGGCCGGCATGTAGTGCTGTATGCCGGCCTGCGTCAACACGCGCTCGATAGCGGACACGTTAGCGTCAAGGCTGGGAACGATGCGATAGCCCTTGCGGCTACTCGTGTCTTCGACCTTGTATTCCCGTTGGGGCTTCTGTGCCCCAGGTTTGGTCCTCAAAGCGTACCACGTCATGCCCCGCCTGTCCTCGTTGCAATGCTAGGAAGATGTGGTCTTGCGCCGCGCTCGCTCGATCCACCAGTCGCCAAGGTTATCCGCCAGCGTTTCGAACAGCATCCGCGCTGCATCGGAAACGGGCAAGTCACCAGTGTAGATGAACTCGCCATCCACGATATCGAACTCGCCGCGCTGCCCATCCTTGGTGAACTCCATCAGGATCGCGCGTTCGCTGGGAACATTGAACTCGCTAACGTAATGCTCAGTCGCCATCTGCTCAGTCATGTCTGGTTCCTTTCTGCCTCATGTTGATGTCTCGAAAAGATTGTCTGTCGGCCCTCGCTGGCCCTAAACTCATCCGCCAGTCTCAGGATGCCATGCCATCCCATGCTGCGTTTCTTGCCGTCAGAGATGACCGTAAAGCCCTTCGACATGGGAGAGCCGCGCACATCGTGCCCGCGAGCCCGGAGATATTCCTGTACCGAGAAAAAATCGCCGCTGTCCCCGCGCTCGAAACGTCTTGGCCCGTTGTTCGCAGCCATCCACTGTTCGATGGCCGAATTCAAATCAGTTACCGGCACCGTTATTGTATCACGACGCTGCTGCGATGGAAGCGCAAAGCCCGTCCTCATGGGCGAGAAGTCGCGATAGTTGTGTGCCGGATTCGTCGCCGTCTTCGGTGCCGCAAACAGCTTCTGTGGCCGCTTCCTATGCGACCCGGCGACTGGCTGTTTACGGTTCGGGCGCGGTTTCCGTGATCCCGGATGTCCGGGGGTTCGGGCGAACCCGATAGCCCTCAGCCTCTCAGTTCTCCCGACGATCCCAATGATGGCATTGCGCGAGACACCAATGACTGCTCCGATCTCGCTTGCCAACTTACCCGCCGTCAAGAGTTCCGCCACCTTGTCGTGGTCGGCTTCTGTCCATTTCCTAATCATGCTAACTCTCCCGCACGCTCATGCTACTCGTCAAGCACGGCATCAATCATGCTGTCTGCTATGACGACTTCAATGATCTTCCGGCACAGGTCAGGCCCGTCAATACCGCGCTGGGCCGCCTCACTCCTTAGCCTCTGAATCGTGTCAGCACGCAGCGTCAAGCGAACCATCGCTGTTTTCTGCCTGTCGACCGAAAGATAGCCATTCACGCGCGTTCGGCTGATGCCTGTATGCTTAGCAATCTGGATGGCGTTCATTCCCCGCGCATGAAACACACGCACGGCTTCAGCCTTGGACGGATAGCCCATCCAAGGTATTTTGCTCCAAGTCATCTCACTCACCCACCTTGATCTCACCGCGCTCCCAGCGTCGGGAGAAATGCGTTTCAGGGACCTTGCCCTTGATCGACACCACGTTATCCGCCTGCGTTGCCCTCGCGGCTTGGCGGGCCTGGTATGCGCGCTCCTGCTCGCACCAATCAGCATAAGCCTCGCGATTGAGCCAGGTCGATGCGAGCGGGATGTACTTCTTCTCCTCGGCCGTGAGGCTCCGGAGATAGCCCCTAGCGCCGTCGAGAATGTCGGCCGGTTCCGCACCCGCCGCGATATGCTTAGCATAGGTTTTGCGCGTGTCGCCCGGCCCGTCGTTCTTCCGTTTGAAGGGAAGCCATGATGCCCAAAACTCAGCAAAACCCTCCGGCTGGTTCTCAGGCTTGCGCATTGGTGTCCTCCCGAACGGCATTGACGAGCGCGTCGGCAACGCG